GTTTTGGTTGGGTTATGATTAAGAAGGGTGTATTTGAACATCCAGAGATGAAGTATCCTTGGTTTGCTCCTAAGATGCAAGTATTTGAATCTGGTGCAGTACAAGATATGTGTGGTGAAGATGTTAGTTTCTGTCTAGATGCTATGGATGCTGGTTTTGAAATTTGGTGTGACCCAAGAATTAGAGTAGGACATGAAAAAACGAGGATTATTTAAATGGCAGATCCATATCCAGCAGTAGGTACTAATTATAGACCACCTATTGAGACTTATACTACTAATAGAGGTCTTACATTAACTGCAGAAGAGGTAGTAGAATTGTGTAATATCTTATCACACATTCCTAATCCTTCAAAAGAGGTAATTTCTCTTTATGATAAGCTAAAACAATTGTAAATTTATGGCAAAAGTTAAAAAATCACTAATGGGTACAGATTATGTGGAATCTATACCCAAGAAAACCCGCCAGGGTCAAGGGAAACACTCCAAATTCGTTGCAACTAGTAGAAATAACGCTAAAAAGAGGTCCCGAGGACAAGGAAAATAGAAAAAATCTCTTCCTCTCCATTTCGGAGGGGATTTTTTATGATTTTTTAGTGTTTTTATAAGGTAAATAGTAGTAAAATTGGGAAAAATTATGGAAAATCAGGATTTTTTACGGGAGATCTCTAATGACAGGTTTACACCGGCTCGGAAAAACTCTAAGGAAAGTGAATTATTCGAGGAATTACCATCCGTAGAGGAATTTGTTGATAAAAAGAGCAATTCTACACCACTATTTGAGTTTGACGCGCGAAATGTGCCGTTGAGGTGATAAATAAAGCCAGTATTAATTGTAATTAAGTGCCGGTACAACGCGTTAGTCAAGGATTTAAGGATATAAGTGCTACTTTCCAAGTAAATCCGATTAATTACGACTTAATTGCATTGAGAAATGAGAATGCCATTGCTCGATCAGTTAGAAATCTAGTTCTTACCCTTCCTGGTGAGCGACCTTTCGCTCCTGTTTTGGGTTCTAATGTTAGTAATTTGTTATTTGAAAATTTTGATGAATTAACTGCATCAGCAATTAAAAGTGAAATTAGAATTACGTTGGAAAATTATGAGCCACGTATTGAATTAAATAGTGTTAAATGTGAAGCAAATTATGATAATCATGAATATAATGTAACTATTACTTATTATATTGTTGGCATTGATGTACCACAACAAGAACTCACCTTTGCGTTATTGCCCACTAGGTAAATGCCTTTAGTAAACTTCAGCAACGTCGATTTTGATCAAATAAAGTTCTCTATTCAGAATTATCTGAAGGCGAATTCTAACTTTACTGATTATGATTTTGAAGGATCAAACTTATCGACTATTATAGACACATTAGCTTATAATACCTATATTGCCTCATATAATGCCAACATGGCTACTAATGAGGTGTTCATTGATTCTGCCACTCTCAGGGAGAATGTGGTGTCTCTGGCAAGGAATATAGGGTATGTACCTAGATCGAGAAAATCAGCCAAAGCTAATATATCTTTTAATGTAGATGCATCTAATACAACTGCATCATCATTGACACTTAAAGCCGGTTTAGTTGCACTATCAGATCAAAGATTTGGTAAAGAGACTTATTCTTTCTGTATACCAGATGATATTACTGTTCCCGTAAGATCTGATGGAATAGCACAGTTTTATGATATTGACATTTATGAAGGAACTCATATAACACAAACCTTTACAAAGACTTTTAGAAATCCCTATCAAAGATTTATTCTTACAAATGGAGGAATAGATACTTCACTTCTTAGGGTGAAGGTATTCGATAATGCCACTTCCACAGTTTCTAGAAAATTTAATGAATTTGATAGTCTTATAGGTTTAGATTCTGAATCTCGTATCTTCTTTATTCAAGAAACTGATAATGAAAGATATGAATTAATGTTTGGTGATGGAACTTTTGGGGTGGCTTTACAAGAAGATGAATATATCTCTGTTGATTATATTCTTTGTAATGGTAGTGCAGGAAACAATATAGGAAAATTTAGTTATTCTGGAACTTTAGTAAACAATAATGGAGATACTGTTACTGCAGGTGTCTCTGCTGTGTCAACTAATCAATCATCGATTGGTGGAAAAGAAATTGAGTCTATAGATTCTATTAAAAAATATGCTCCTAGAATTTATGCTTCTCAGAATAGAGCAGTAACAGCAGCTGATTATGAAGCTCTTCTTCCTAGAATTTATCCTGAAACAGAATCAGTTTCAGCTTATGGTGGAGAAGAACTAAGTCCTCCTTCTTTTGGAAGAGTTTTTATTAGTGTTAAACCTTATAATGGGGTTTATCTTTCTAGTTCTATTAAACAGAACATTAAAAATGAACTGAAAAAATACGCTGTTGCTGGTATTACTGCTGAAATTGTTGATTTGAAATATTTGTATGTAGAAACCAATAGTACTGTTTATTATAATTCTAATTTAGCGGCCAATGCAGCTGCAGTAAAAACAGTAGTCTCAAATAATCTTACACATTACTCTAATTCTAGTGAGTTAAATAAGTTTGGGGCTAGATTTAAGTATAGTAAATTCCTTAACGTTATCGATAATAGTGATGCCTCAATAACTTCTAATATTACTACGGTAAATATGAGAAGGGATCTGAGAGTTGAATTAAACCAATTTGCTGAGTATGAACTTTGTTATGGAAATCGATTCCATATTAGATCTGAAGATGGATATAATATTAAATCTTCTGGATTTAAAGTAAGTGGTATTAGTGATACTGTCTATCTTGGAGATATTCCTAATGAAAACCTCACAACAGGTACTCTTTTCTTATTTAAATTAAATTCTCCAACACAACCTGTAATTGTAAAAAGAGGAATTGGAATTATTGATTATGTCAAGGGTGAACTTATGTTAAATCCTTTAAAAATCATTTCTACAAATGTACTTCGTAATGATCTTTCTCTTATTGAAGTATCAACAAATCCTTATTCTAATGATGTAATAGGATTGCAAGATCTCTTTTTACAATTAGATCCCAACAACCTTACCATTAATATGGTATCTGATGAAATTTCTTCTGGAAATGATGTTTCTGGTAGTAATTATACAGTAACTTCAAGTTATTCATCCACATCACTTACAAGATAATACAGAATGGCCGTCGATAGAGTTAATTTCCAGGATATTGTTGCTAGTCAACTTCCTAGATTTGTTAGAGAGGATTTTCCTCTTCTTCCAGATTTTATGGAGCAGTATTATGTTTCTCAAGAACATCAAGGAGGAACATATGATTTGCTTCAAAATATCGATAAGTATGTAAAAGTTGATGAATTATTTAATTTAACTACTTCTACACTTCTTGACGAGAATATTGGATTTACATCTACTACTATTTCAACTGCACCACCAGGACCAAGTGGCATTACTACCACTAGTGGTGGGGTTTTAATAAGTGATGTTAGATATTTGGAAAATGATGGAAGTTATACTGAAGGATTTCCAGAAACTAATGGCATCATTCAAATTGATGATGAAATTATTACTTATGAATATAAGACTGGTACAGAATTTGTAAATTGCACAAGAGGATTCTGTGGTATTACTTCTTATAGTAATGCTAATAATCCCGAAGAATTAGTATTTTCTAAGTCTTCTGCATCGCCACATAGTAGAGGACATGTAATTTATAACTTAAATGTTATATTTTTACAGGAGTTCTTTAAAAAGATTAAAGGTCAATTTACTCCAGGGTTTGATGAGAGAACTCTTTATCCTGGATTAGATACGAGAAATTTTATTTACGGTGCTAACAGTTATTATAATTCAAAAGGTACAGACTCTTCTTTTAAAATATTATTCCAAAGTTTATATGGGAAAGATGTAGAGATAGTTCATCCTAGTGAATTTCTTTTCCGTCCTTCAGATGCTAATTATAAGGTAACTAAAGACATTGTAGTTGAATCTTTTCAAGGAGATCCTTTAGAATTAAATAATTTAACTCTTTTTCAAGATTCCACTGGAGCGAAAGGATCTGTTGCTAATGTAAGAAAAGTTTTATATAATTCTAAAGTAGGATCTGGATCCACTACTGTTGAATTTGTAAGTCCTGAAGAGCGTAGTCAATATTATCAAGTTAGTCTTGATATTATAGAGGAAGCTGCCTCAATTGATGATTTTAAACCTAATCCAAAAACTAAGTTATTAAATGATATAGTTTATAATAGTGCAAGTAATAATAATATTATTGATGTAGATTCAACCATTGGATTTCCAGATACAGGATATCTTGTTGTAAAGGATGTTAATGGTGATATAGTTTCTCTGGGATATGATGGTAAAAATGTAAATCAATTTCTTAATGTTACTGGGATTACAGCATCTATTGGTAAATGTGAGAAAAAGAGCGATATTAGTTTAGATGACTATGCATATGCATATGTTGGAATTGATACTTCAACACAAATTAAAGTTAGAGTTACAAATACTTTAAAAAGTTTAAAATTAGATAGTAAAACCTATCGTTATAGTGCCCAAGATACTATTAAAGTACAATCTTTGGGTATTGAAGCTGATACTAACCAAGCTTCAACTTGGTGGGTTAATAATCAGCCGTATTGGGATGTTAAATCTGTTAGGGAAGTTGATATATCAACTTATGAGATTGATACCTATGTGATTCAAACATTTTTGCCTGGAGATAAAATTACTATCACAACCAATGATACGTCTCCTGTTGGTGGTACTGTTGTTATTGCTAATTCTAATTTTACATTTAGGATTAAATGTAGTGATAATGTAGATATATCATCACCAAATCTTTACTATAAAATACAAAAAGATCTTTTAAAGGTAAATTCTGATTGGTCTGATTCTAAAGTAATAACTTCTTTTTCTACCTTTAATGGATATCAATTGGAAGGAGGTGGAGCAGGCCTTTCAACTGTTTATGGATTAACTCTTGCTCAAACACTGAATGATTATAGTGCAAATGTACAAAATGTTTATGCAAAATTTGATGATGAGGTTTTAGTAGCTAGTAATTCTATTCCAAAATATGTTGATGATACTGGTAGTAATATTCCCACTGATCCATATACCAGAGCTCTTGTTTTTAGTGGATCTCCCTATGATGCTACTGGCACAGCTTATAATGATACACTCAGATTAACTAGATCAGTTGATCATGGATTTTATACAGGTGATGCTATTTTCTATAATCCTGGTATTAGCACAATTTCAATTTATGGTCGTGATAATTATAGCCAACTTACTTACACGGATGATGATGGACAAGGTTTTTTACCATCTAGTGTTTATTATGTAAAGAGGATTGATGGTCAAAATATCAAAATTTCTAGAAGTAAAGCAGATTTGGCTGCTAATACTTTTGTAAATTTTGTTGGGATAGTAACTAATAATTTCTTTACTTATTCTGAATTTTATCAAAAAGAATTTATTCCTCAACCAATTGTTAGAAAGATATCTAGCCCCTCTATTAAAGGAGGAGTTTATGAGACAGAACCTGGTCATTTGGGAATATTTAATAATGGTGTAGAATTAATCAATTATAAATCCGCTGACAATGTTTTTTATGGTCCAATTGAAGCTGCTATTGTTGGAAATAGTGGTAGAGAATATGATGTTATAAATCCTCCTTTATTCCATATTGATGATAGTAATGATGGCCCTACTACCGGCACAGGAGCTACTGGTATTTGTGCTGTTAGGGGTAAATTAGAAAGAATTGATATTATTGATCCTGGTTTAGATTATATTGGCACGCCTTATATTGAAATTAAAGGTGGTAATGGTCAAGGTGCTAGTGCAGAAGTTAATATGGCTCTCATTGTTCATTCGTCATTATTTGTTGCTGAAG